CTCCGCCACGGCACCTTCGGTCACGTCCGTCGAACCAACAATAACCTGGCCGGCATCGTACATCTTGATGTCGGTGTTGTCGGGCACGGTGTCGCCGCGCACAAAGCGCCAGCGCATGTCGGCGTTGATGTCGCCGATCGGGAGGTGCTCTGTCACCTCCGCCTTCCACACGGGCGCGCGCGCCGCGGCCTTCATGTTGAGCAGCTCCGCCTTCGTAACCGGCGGATCTTCCGTCGCGTCCGGCGTCACGGCCAACCCGAGCATCCCGCCGATCGTCGACGGGTTCTCATTGGCCAGCTGAAACGTCAGCCGCTTGAATGCGTACTCCTGGTAGCCGCGCGCCTCATTCGCCAGCCACGGGAAGAGCGTCGAGTTGCCCGGGTTGATGCTCGCCAAGAGGTCAATCCCGAACGCGCCATCAGCGCGTGGGAGGCCCGTGGCGGAGTCTGCCCCGATGGCGACGTCCCCGACGTACTCCGTGTGCTCGACCGTGAAGAACTTGTCGCCGCGCCGCCCCTTCGTCTTTGGGGGGCGCATCTCACGCACGATCTGCTCCGCCGCAGGCGCCGTCTGCACGGACACCCCGGCATGTTTGGCGAGGGCCTTCGTCGCGATCTTCGCCGCAGCTCTTGCAGCGTCACTCTTCAGCGCCGCTTTCGCGGACGCTGCGACTTTCTCGGCCTTCGTCGGTCCCTTGCCAAGAACGGGTTTCCCGTTCCCAGCCTTTGCTGCCATCTCGGCGGCACCGCGCTTCCTGATCTCGTCCTCGAGCACTTTCAGCAACGGCTTCATCCCGCCCTGCGGGAGTTCCGTGATCTTGCTCGGATCCGAGATGATATCGGTCGCCATCTTGATGAGGGACGCCTCAGACATATTGGGGAGCTACTTCCACAGTTTCACTCGAACGGGGGCCGAAGGCGGCCCCCTTGACTTGCCCACAGCATTTCCACACAGGCCGCACTGCGGGTACGGCACATACATTTCCTGCTTGCATGTTCAGCCGAGGACAGTGATTTATCATATCACTTCCTCATTTGAGACAACATTGCGGACCGCAACGGCCTTCGGATTCTCTATCTCCATACACAACGGAGCATTGAGAAAGTCGTTGGGTTGAACGCACCTCGCCAGCCACGCCCGGAAGCGTGGCCAATCGAAGCCTGGGAGAGCGGTGGCGGCATACCACTCCATCCAGCCGCTGTCGTCATTCGGGTACTGGACATCGCTGCTGTATCTTGCGAACCAGCCAGCGAGGCCATGCTTGAGCTCGGGGTGAGCATCACTCACGCCGAAGCGGCGGACGATCGCCGTCGCAAGTTCGCCAATGATGGGGGTGTTGGGGTCAGTGAGATGGAAGGACGTAGCCTTTTCCTTCAGCTTCACGAGCGGAGCAACCTGCAAGTTGACACTCGTGTGAAACTTCCCCAGCTGCCGCCGTATG